ATGCTTGTCAAACTCCCCGATGAATCCCCCGACTTCGTAGAGAAACTCAAGGAACAGACCGGTGCGACCACGGCTGCCGGTGCCTATCGGTTCGCCGCTGAGCGGTACGGGGCGCTGACCTATCAGCTCAAGCAGGCCATGGACGAACTGGCGAGGTTGCAGACCCGGTGCAACGTCCAGCAGCAGATCATCGACAACGCCCGCGCTTCTGCCTCTTCGCTGCTTGACCACGTCGCCCAGGGCGATCTTCTCCAGGGCTGAACGCCCATCCGAACTTTCCCTAGTCAGGTGCCGCGCTCCCGGCTCGTCGGATCAGCTTCTCCGATCCGGCGAACGGAAGCACGGGCGAAGCGAACACTTGACGTGACTCCCCCTGAAACAGCCTCAGCTCGGGAGGGAGGGACAGCTCTTCCGTCCCTGCCTCCTGAGCCCTCGGCGGCAAGAGCGGGTTGTAGGGCAGCGCCCTACGATCTTGTTTGCCGTCCAGGGTGCAACCCTGGCCGTCGGAGACATTGCTCTTGGGGCTCGGAACTGGCCCCGGAGGGGTGGGGGTGCTGTAACACCCCCACTTTGGTATGAAACTCCATACTTACCAGTCGCTCCAGGCCCTTCTTTTCCGTCGGTGAGCCCTTCTGCGCCGGTGGGTGGAGCCGGTTTCACTCTATGTGAATTACCAGTTTCCCAGAGGCGGATACCTCCAGGCTGCTGATGGCGTGTTCGAGGAAGGCGTGCACGATTTCTGAGTCTTTCAGTGGCTGGAGCCCGCGCTTCACTAGCTCTTTGTTGACCTCCACGGCCTTCTTTCTCAGCGCTTCTTGTTCGGCCTGGGTCAGTCGGATGTTTGTTGGCATGTGGTCTCTCATTCGGTGAACACCTCTACACATATTCGTGTGTGCAAGTTATAAGTGTTGACGTGTGTGCATGTGCGCGTCTACATTTCGCGCAAATGTAACGTGTGTGCATGCATCCCATGACCGTTTCCAATGACCAAGGTTCGCCAATGTTCTACGACTGGATATCCGGCTATCAGGATTTCCCGTTCGACATTCCGCAGGTGGGCAAGGTCATTCGACTGAATGTCGACTCGGAGACCAACGAGGTGCTGAGCCAGTCGTGCCCGGCCTTCCATGCCGAGGGTAGCTACAGCACGAAGTTTCGCATTCAGGTGGCAGGGCGCCGGGTGTACGTCGACGGCAATGCGAGCCGCGTCAACCGCCTGGACAACCTCTACGGCCTGACCACGCTCGCGGACAACATGGCCGTTATCAATTCGATCTTGACCGCACCGGAAATCGGTCTTCCGCCGCTCACCCGCTGCACCCGGCTTGATCGTCTGCAGGACGGTTCGGCGGTGGTGGACGGGTTCACTTTCACTCGGATCGATGCGACCCGGAATCTCTTCGTAGGGAAGGGCAACGAGTCGGCATATCTGCGGGCTCTGTCGAGCCAGCGCTTTCGGAACTCCATCGGCTACCTGTACCCGGACGGCGGCACCGTTGTGTGGACGCCCAGCGGGGGAGAGAAGGCCGGTCGCCTGGTGTATCCGGGTTACTACAACAAGGGTCTGGAACTGACCCGTCACTTGCTGCCGAAGGTTCTACGGCGTTACGGCGCTGAGTCTGAGGAGTATCGCTACGTCAGCCAGGTGCGCGACTGGTGCGTAGACGTTGGAGTTGTCCGCGCTGAAATCAAGCTCAAGAGCGAGCTGCTGAAGAGGGATTGCCTCTGCCATTGGAGCCTGTTCGACGAACAGCGCATCTGGGATCACCTGGGCGAATTTTTGAAGGTGGGCGACAAAATGACCCTGACCGCACATGACATTGCCAGCATTTCCGAAGAATTGATGCGTGTAGGCGTCTGCGATTCCATGCAGGCGGCTGGTCGTACTGCGACTTACGCGATGGAGTGGATGAACGGCAAGACGTTCGATTTCAACAAGTCTGCCGTGAAAACGCATCGCGCCCGTCTTCGGGCTATCGGCTTCGACATCAAGCTGCCTTTCGACGCGTCGCGGCACATGTTCTTCATCCACAACGTGCGCGAAGTCTCCCGCACCTTCGATGTGCCCGCGCCGAGCTTCTACCGGCGTCCGGACGTGCCGCGCCATTTGCGGCTGGTGGCCTGACGTGCTTGCGCCGACTCTCCAGGCTCTCGCGCTGCTCGCCGGTGCCGTCACCCTGATTCACGCATTGGGCGTATGGGTGCGCTCATGAACATGAAAACTCGCATCTTCCTGCGCACGCTGCGCTTCGTTGCCTACAACTGGTGACTGCCGTTCCTGCTGGGGAATGCTGTCGCGCTGCTCGCGATTTCTTTCACGGCTCATTCGTTCAATGACGCGTTCGTCTCGTCGCTCGAAACTGTGGTGCAGTCATGCGCACGGTGAGTTTCCAGGGTGACGGCCTGTCGGCCAGCCAATACCGGACGATCCAGCTTCGCCAGCAGGTGAGGGCGGCGGTGAATCAGTCCGTGTTGCAGCAGCAGGTCGCGGCCACGCTCCAGGCTCTGGAGCAGCACAAAGAGCAGGGCGGCAAGCCTGAGCGCGTCTGGTCCACGATCTCCAACGAAAAGGGCACGCCGTTCCTGGGCGACGTGTTCGGGTGGTCGTGATGGCTATCGAGATCAACCGCCAGTCGTACCTGTCGCTCCGGTCCTCCCTGGAGCTGGAGCTGCTCGATGCCGGCATCGACTCGCCGGACCTACTGAGCCGGCTTATGCGCCACGTGCTGGCCACCGAGTCGGCGACCCGTACCGACTCGCAACGCGTGCGCCGTGCGTTCGTCACGGCCCGTAGAAACCCGCTGCTGGGCGCAATCCCTCAGCACAGTCCAGGGCGCACAAATCGCCCGTATATCCGCAAGAGGAAACCCTAATGCCCTTCGTCTATCTCGGCCTGACCCGCGACGCCGGAACTTCGAAAAAGACCGGCAACGCCTACGACATCGCTGTCGTGCACTTCGCTGTCGATGCCACGCAATCGACCCGCCCCGATCGCAAGTTTGCCCTTGGCCTGGAGCCTCAGAATCTGCCGATCGCGCCGGAAGCGGTGAGCCAGTTCCAGCGCGTTGAACCGCTGTCGTCGGTGAACTTCGATTTCGAACCTGATCCGCGAAATATGCAGCGCAACCGTATTTGTGGCGTAAAACCGCTGCCGAAAGCGGCTGCTCAGGCCGCTTCCTGATGATTTCCGCCCTGTCCTGCGATGGCTCCATCTCGATTGCGCCGGATGGGGCTCCCCTGTGTTCGGGCATGTGGGTCTTGACCCAGGTGCCGGAGCAGTTCGACCCGTCGATGTTGGACACCGAGGCACTCGCCCAGGCGTTCTCTGTCGGGTTCGGTCTTGTCGCGACGGTCTTGGTCGGCGCCCTGGGCGTCAAGGCCGTACTCGACTTCATTAAAAGAGCTTAAGGAGTAAGTCTATGAAAAACCTGAAGAAACTGTTCGTTCGTGGTGGTTCCGCCGTTGCTGTAGGCGCTGCCCTGGTCGTCTCTCAATCCGCCTCGGCTGCCGGCTGGGACTACAGCTCGCTGACCTCCGATGTCGATTTCTCGACCATCGCGACCGGCGTGCTGGCCGTCGCTGCGCTGCTGGCCGCTGTGTATGCCGGC